TTAGAACAAAAGCAAAAATTAGAAGCTATTAATCAACTAATAAAACAGAAAAATGATTTAGTTTGTTTAGTTTCTAATACAGAAATTATCATTATCAAGCGCAATGAACAAAGACTCTGGACTTGTAGCATGGCGCGTAAAGACGCAGGAGAAGCAATGCTTCAACTTCTTAATTTGCAAGAATCTCAAAAGAATCAAGAAAATCAAAAACCAATATGATTGACAAGCATTAAGAATTATAGTAAGATAAATTTAAACAAGGGTTGGTGGCCGAGTAGTCGAAGGCGACAGACTGTAAATCTGTAGATTTAATTCCACGCTGGTGCAAATCCAGCCTAACCCACTTAAAATCAAACATATTGACAAAATCAAAGACTTGACCTATGATAAAAAGTTACAGCAATTAAAATCACACTATGTTTGATACAAATAAATACTTAGAATTATTAAAACAATACCCTCCTCGTCCTATTTACGACAAGGAAGAGCTAGAAAACACGGAAAAAGTTATCAGTTCTTTTTTAGATAAAATCATATTAGATAAAATTCAATTGACAATAGAAGAAAGGGAGTATTTAAGTGTTTTAGGGGCTTTAATTTATGAGTATGAAGAAACGAAGCAGGTAATACCTGATATTTATGGAGTTGAGCTATTGAAATTTTTGTTAGAATTAAAGAACTTACAAAAGCAAGACTTATTATCTATTTTTGAGGATCAATCAATCCTAGATGATATTTTTGATAGACAGCGAGAGATAACAGATATTCACGCTCAAAAATTAGCCGATTTTTTCAATATCTCTCCTACTTTATTTTTTCCTAAATAGGTCAAGGGTTGATGGCCGAGCGGTTAAGGCAACGAACTCATAATTCGTCTTAGGTAGGTTCGATTCCTACTCAACCTATTAAAATAGAGAAAATACTTACCTTGTTTAACCCGTGGCTAATTTTCTCATTCCCGTAGCAATCGGACTCGCATCTAATCTATTACTATCCTTATTTGCCCCTAAACCTCCTACTCAACAAAAAGGGAAGATCGAGGATACTGGTGTCCCTACTGCTGAATATGGGACTAGCCTATCCTATCCTTTTGGTAGGGTACGAAAAAATAGCTTAACTATGTTTTGGGCGTTGCCACTAAAAGAAGTAAAGACTAAAAAACGACAAGGGGGGAAAGGCGGTGGTGGGCAAACTACTGAGGAGTTTACTTACTTCATGACTTGCGCTTTTTTAATAGGGCGTGAGATTGGTTCCGTGCGGCGCGTATGGCTAAATAATACATTAGTTTATGGACAAGATTCAGGGGAAAAAAGCACAAAATTTAGTGAGCATTGCACAATTTATACAGGCAACCAAACGACTCCATCATCAGTTATTCAAGAAAAAGAATCTAATCCTGTACCTGCGTTTACAGGATACTCTTTTATGTTATTTGATAACTACCCTATTGCTGAATTTGAGGGTAGTGGATTTCCCCGCGTTGACGTTGAAGTGATCGGAGAAAGTGGAGAAAATCCAAAGGTAAAAGATATTATAAAAACTATATGTAAAATAGCAAAAATAGAAAATAGTAAAATTGATATTAGTGATATTGGCAACCAAACAGTAGAAGGTTTTAATTTGCTATTTGATGGGACAACTTTTGCCGATCAAATAGAAGAAATTATGCGAACCTTCTTTATCGTAGCTAGAGAACCAAAAGATAAGATCGTTTTCAAAAGACAAGAATCTTCTAGCTTAACCTTTGTTCCTCGCAATTCATTGGGTGCTAAGAAGTTTGGAGAAAAGCCGATTGATATTGACGAGAAAAAATTACTTCATTTTCGAGAAATTCCTAGCGCGGTTGTGGTATCAGGGAAAAATGTTTTAAACGATTATAATGATGTATCTGTTACCGCAATTGACCCTAGTGCAATTCACACAAACGAATTAAGCATAAATACTCGATTAATTGCTACAGATAACTTATTTATTAGTACAGCATCAAGAATCCTTTTTCTTAGTAGAATCCAATCAAAAACCTACTCAAAAATGTTTTTACTGCCAGCGTGGGATGATTTAAAAGTAGGGGATTTAATCTATACAGATAGTGATCAAAATACCCATAAAGAAATTCTACAAATTACCAAGAAAGTACGCGGCTCTAACTATTTAATAGAAATCGAAGCTGCTCGCTATCAAGGATATAGAAGCGGTGGAGAACCTACCAGTAGTTTTATCCCCACGGTAACCGTAAATAATTCATTCGCATCTACAGAATCACCACGGTCTTATGGTCAGGCAACCGCTATTTCTTTTGAGATACCAATAATTGAAAACAGGGATACTGACATAGGACTTTACATAGCGATTGACGGTAGCTCTGATTTTAGAACTGGAGGTTTATTTTATTCTGATAACAACGGTTCAAGTTATAGTTTAGCTACAAGTGTTTTCGGAAAAAGTACGATAGGTACTGTATTAAGCTTTTCTTCAAAATTTAGCAATTCATCACCGCATTTTATCGATACGGCTAATTTGATCAGGATAAGAATGGATTCAGGAGAATTAGAACCTGTTACCCTTGAAACATTTCTATCGGGCAAGCAATTAGGATGGTTTTCTACTGGTGAAATTATCGCTTTTAAAAATGCCACTATTGTTTCAAGCAATCCCCTGACTTTTGACATTTCCTATATGATCAGAGGAGTTAAAGGGACTGAATTTTATATTAACCAGCATACCGTAGGCGAAAGATTTGTACTGCTCACTGATTATCTAATCCGTTTCCCCATCGAACTTTACAGTATTAATCAACAGGCACGTTTTAAGGTAGTCCCTAGCGGATTATCGGAACCAGAGATAGGAGAGCCAATACCCTACACAATCAGGCTAGAAGGATTAAAACCTTTTCCTGCGTCCGTGAGAGGGCAAAAAAGCGGAGATGATGTAATTATCAGTTGGTATCGCCGGACGCGGCTAAATGGTCGCTGGACGGACTACGTTGATATCGCTTACGCAGCAGGAGAACTAGACAGCTACACTGTAAGAATTTATGACGGAGCCACGGTAAAACGGGAATGGGTAGTTACGGCAGTGCGAAGCGTGATTTACACAGAGGCACAACAAATAGCCGACTGGGGGTCAATCCAATCGGCTTACACAGTACGGGTTTTTCAAAACTCAAGTTATCCAGTACCTTTTAAAGAATCACTGGCAACGATTATTTGATTGGAATCAAAACCATTATCGCCTGACATAGTGAGAAATAGCTTGTAATTTTAGGGACATAAAATTACAAGCTATTTCTCACAAAACTGAAGATAATGGAATATGTCGCCACATTCTCTATTCATTTTACGAACCCATCAAGAGTAGCTATTTCGCTATAATCAAACTACTTCTCGTATCCAGATAATTCTTTTTCACGATCTATAAATTCTGCCAGTTCAATTTTGGAAAAATGCCACGCTATTCTAACTTTTTGAGTTTTTCTCGACTCTTCTAATAAATTATTACGACCCATTAGCATTTTTTCATTTACCATTGTTTTACTCTTATTAATGATTGTTTGCTGATAACTGATAACTGATAAACTAAGAATCACTATCAAACAATTCCACGTATATATTGCACATACAGTAATCAGAACGGTGGGTAACAACAATATCTTCGGAATTAGTCAGAGGGTGATCCCATCCATTGGGAGTGATTATCTGTAAAGCAATGTACTCTTCTATTTGATCCCAATCAATATCTAAAAAAAGATGTTGCTTGTTATATAAAACTGTGCCACCTCCTTGATGTACTAATCTTGTTACTACATCCGATAATTTAGTTACTTCTTTTGCGTTTTCAGCGTAAGATGCAATGGGAACATCTATACGCATTTTGTTGTAATAATTATCGGTTTTTTTGCCTTGATCTTGCCAGTAAGCTTTTTGAATATCTGGGCGATCATTGTCAATGGTGTACATATTGATTCTTCCCCTACTAAAAGCTTCGGGGTATCCCTGATAGGGATTAGACAAGAAAACGCACTAAATTGAGTAAAGAAAATTTCAATCCCTATTAGGATTTCTTTGTGCGCTATTACTTTAATTATTTGTATCACGAACAGGGGAACCGTACCCCCTGATACTCCAGTTCATCCCGCTATAAGTGCGTATGCGAGAAATTTTCCCGAAATCATCAACATTAACCACCGCCTTTTCGGTAGGGGTTTCTCCCCAATTAAAGGTTAAATACCCATAATAGGGTTTCCCTATGTAGGAATTTAGGATTTCTAGATTTCTCCAGTTCTCTTGAATCTGTAGAGGATAAATATGATTTTCCTCGAATTTTTCCCCTGTACAAATCTTACGGGTTTTTGAACCGCAAAAGTACCACCATCCATCTTTAACGGCTATTTCTGATAGTGGTTCCCACGATTTACATATGGGAGGCTGATAGGTTAAAACAGTGAAATGTTTTATCTCAGCTAAATTTAAATTGATTGTACTCATTCGATTTGTCCTCTTTGTTTTGCTTACATTTCTAATATAGATCGATTCTCTCGACAGGTGTTGGCGAAGTGTGACAGTTTATCAAGTGTCACTATGGGTACTTTTGTATCAAATATATCTACTGTTCTTTTGTAACCAGATTGTTAATAGGGTTATCGACAATCGAAACCTTTACCCTGACTAGGTTTCAGGCTTTGTTAATGCCGTTGACGGATCATAGAGGAAAAATAAAAAGGAAGGAATAATAAACAGACTGGACAACAAGAGAGGCAAGAGAAAACAATATTGGGGGATAGTGATAACAGTATTAACAAAGTCTGAAACCTATATATATCAAGACTTCCATTGTTAATATCCTTATCTACAATTTATTAACGATAATAACTTAGTTCTTTTGTACTACTATCTTTTTGTAAGTTTTTTGTAAGGTTTTTTCTTAAAAATGCTTGACAATTCTAGCAATTTACTATAAGATTGTATTAATCGAGTTTTAGAAGATAGATGCTTGTTACCAAGCTTTCTTCATCTTGTAAATTTAGCAACTCTTACACCTATTTTTAGGAGAAACATTATGTCTAGTGAAATTGTCAATATCAAATCTTCCCCATTAGAACTTAAGACGGTCGATGACATTTACAAAGTGTCTGATATTCTGGCAAAATCAGGAATGTTTGGGGATGTACAAAGTGCTGCTAAATGTTTTGTCAAAGTTTTAGCAGGAAAAGAGTTAGGTATTCCAGCCTTTGCTTCGATGACTGGTATTCATTTAATACAAGGAAAACCTGCATTAAGTGCTAATTTAATGGCGGCTTTAATTAAAGGATCGGGTAAATACCGATACAAAAAAATTAAACACACGCCAGAAATCTGCGAATTAGAGTTTTTTGAGCTTTGGCAAAACAACTGGGAATCATTAGGGATTAGTTCTTTTTCAAAAGAAGATGCTCAAGCAGCAGGACTTCTCGCAGGGAATCCTAACTGGAAAAAATACCCCAAAAATATGCTTTTTGCAAGGGCGATTTCTAACGGGTTCCGTGAGTTTTGCCCCGACTTAGCACTTGGCGCACCTATTTATAATCCTGACGAGCTAGGCGCTGAAATTGGCGAATCTGGTAATGTAGTAGATGTGGAAGTATCTTTGCCAAGCAAACCACAGTCGTCGCTATCAGAAGAACGCGCCCAGGCTGGAATTACTTGGGCTGTAAATCAAGGATTACCTCAACCAGAAGCTTTGCAAATCGCCCAACAAGCAACCTCCGAAAAAGAATTGGCCGACCTCCTAAAAAAAGCTATAGACGCAAGGCAAAAGCCAGTAATAGAAGTTTGCAGTGAAAATATTGATCCTGGTGAACTTCTCAGTGAAGATTTTTAATAGTTAGTTGTCAGTTGTCAGTTGTCAGTTATCAGCAACTTATTAGGAGTAAATCAACGTCTATGTTCCCAGTTTTCAAAATAATCAAAATGCTCCGATCT